CGGGATCAAACACGGCAACGCCCCATTCTTCGATCAGGTCGACAATCTGGCCAAATACCGACTTACGAACTTCGAGAATTTGCGGAGTTGTGTCGTCATCTGCATCCAGGGCCAAAACATTAAACAGGTAAGACTGGCCGGAGGCAGCTTCCTTCAGCAGCTTGACGGTTTCGTCGTCCGAGGTCATACGCGCGGCCTTGCTCAAACCTTCGCAGATTGGGCAAGGATTTCCGAATGTCTTGTCGAGGCAGGGATAAACGGCTTGAATTTCGCCAACGGCATTCTTGATGTAATGCTGACCGAAGTCGTGAAACCAGATATACTCCTCGCCCTTGCGCCAGCCAGGCAACAGAACGTAACGGTTTGCACCAGGGTTAGGCTTGAGCGTTTTGGCTTTCTGCTTGAGGGACTGCTTCTTGTCTTTCATCAATTGCATCAGTTTTGTGGCGTCCATGTTCTAGTTCCTTTTTGAAGTTGAGTTTTGGTTAGTGCCTTTTAGAGTCGGGCAACGACGGTCGGAAAACCCAACCATTTCATTGCTTGCCTCGTTTCAGCCCTTTGATTATAGTCACCGCTGACTTATATCACAAGTCATAGTAAACTATTTCCTGCTTACGCTGCGCCACCCTGCTTGAGCCGCAAGGCACGTTCGCGCAGATCATCCCTGTCCTGTTTTTCCGCCAGGATACGAGCTGCCCCTTTGTATTCATCACGACGATCTGCGCCGAGTTGAATAATCATATCTCTTCTGTCAGCGAGCGACTGCACCAAACCCTTGTTGATCGCCGCGATGGTTTCTGCCTCGATTACCATGTTCTTTGCCTTGATCCAGCGACGATCCATCTTGACGGCATTCTCGACCATTTTCTCCGTCGTCTTCTCGCCAGATGCGGCAAGAATCTTGCGCTGCTCATCGTAGAGCGTGGCTTCAACGACCTCGAATTTAGCCTTGATACGAGCAGCTTGCGCTTCGGCTCTGGCAGCCTGTGCGCCGTAATAGGCACGCAGACCATTCTGCTCGATCATGCACTGATCCAGCGAGGCTTCGGTGACGCGCGTGTCGGCGCGGAACTGATCGACATCGACGTAGTAATTCAGACCGGCGTGACCGGGCGCTTCGGTCGGGCGCTTAGGCTCGCCCCCTGCTGCGGCGTGTGGTTCATCAGGCACAAACGGCAACTCTTCTTTCACATCGACCGGAACGCGAACTGGGTTCGCCAGCGACTCGGCGTTGCGCGGCACACTCGGGTCTTTGGGTTCGGGCAACGGCGCGATGTAATCGCCATTCTTTTCGCCAGACCAGCCCGTTTGACCGCCTTCTTCGTCATAATCTGAATCGCAAGCTGGCGACGGTTCATCCGGTTCGGCAACTTCCGCTTCCACTACAGCACCTTCTGGCTCGTCGGTTTTCTGGTCATCAGAAACGCACGTTTCAGCAGTCGGTTCGGGCGTCTTCGCCGCCAGAATTTCCTCGTTCTGCGCCTCAAGCTCTGCCATCAGCGCTTCAAGCTCCTCGTCGTTGATATTGATATCCTTGCTCATTGCGTTCTCCTTATGTACTTCACTACGATTGAAATTGTATAAAGACCTGTCAGGAAAGTATAGTCAGCTCTGACTTATCCTGACAGACCGCCAAGCGCTTCCAAATTTGACCGCCTCTCGTCACTAATGACTTATCCATCACGCAAGAATGTCGGCGACCTTTTCAAAAACAGCACTCAAAATATCCGCCTTCGTCGGATCAAAGTTTACCTGTTGAGCGTTTATGCCACAGACAATCGAACAGTCCAATTTCGGGTCATACACAACCTTTCCAGCAAGCTCTGCCGTAGAACCCTTAATTCCAGGCAAGAGACGCCTAATGACAGCAGAACCAAGAGCCACTATTACCGCAGGCTTGATAAGCTCTACCTCTCTGTCGAAAAACCTCGCACATGAGTTAAGCTGCCCATTGCTCAATAACTTGTCAGACTTTTTGGCCTTGACCAGCGTCGTGAAATAGCCCTCCCCTACGCTCAAACCCGCGTCTTTGATTGCGACTTTGATAAAATCAGCAGCGTCGCCAACCAGCAGTTGATCTTTTGCCTCCTCCTGCCATGTCGGACAGTCCGTCACCACCATGTACTTAACTGTGGACTTGCAGCGAATGGTCGGATGCGGTTGACCGGCCAGGTCACAGTCCTTGCATGACTTGTATTCTTGCGCCAGAGAGATAATCTTGGCCCGCAGAAACTTGTCAGACACATCGGTCGCCCTGTCTGCCTTCACGGCGTCGATAATCAACCCAGGCATAAATTCTGTCTGATCACGACGACGATCCGGGTGACGCGCGGGTTTCTGACCCTTCTCGACGTTAGCGAAAGCGCCTACCGCATTAAGGTTCTCCACAACGCGCATGTTGACCTTCGAACCGGGCTGACTTGCTGCCAGAGAAAACTCTTCAAAGGAATCAAAGCGACCCTTGACCGGCGACGAATCATCCAGCCCCCAAACATCTTCCACCGTTCCGTCGCGCTTTTTCTTTTGTCTCTCGACCTTCCAGTTACGGTTACGCTCACGCAGTTCCACGATGCGAAGCGCGGTGTTCTCGGAGATACCTCTGACAGCCGAGAACGGCGCAAGAATGTGCGCGTCGTCTGGAATAGTGAACTTGTCCGACGACAAGTTGATGTCGGGCGGCAGCACTTCAATGCCACACTCACGCGCATCTTTGACCAGTCCAGGCAACTTGTCATCCTTGACGATGCTCATGCAAGCTGCAAAGTATTCGGCAGGATAATGAACGCGCATATATCCAGTCCAAAAAGATATGACCGAGTATTCAACCGCGTGACTGCGATTAAAGCCGTATGAGGCAAAAGCCTCAATCTTATCGAATAGCGTTGAGGCTTTCGACTCAGACATTCCATCTTCAAGCGGTCTGATTGATTTGATTTTCACGTTTCCTCACCAAGTTATGAATTTGCGTCTTTGACGTGTTGAATTTAAGTGCTAGACGTTGGATTGACCACCCTTCCTCTCGCAGCTCCAACACTTCACCTCTTTGTTCTTTATTTAGAATGTTCACCTTTCTAATCTTGCCCTCAATTGGACCACCAGCATTAGGCCATTTCAAGCCGGTACAAATATGCCACACATACACCCCTGATATGCCATAATCAGCCGCAATATCAGCAAGTTTTTCACCGTCGGCACGACGACAGCGAATCTCCACAATCTGATTTTCCTTCAATTTATGCCAGGGAATTTGCTCGCCAGTCGGCTGAGTGCCGTGCATCAATTTGTCGGAACAGTTATCAGTTGGCGTGCCATATCGCAGGTTTGAGACGCGGTTATTCTTCGGATTATTATCGCCATGCAGAACGTAATACCCTTTAGGACATGGCCCAAAAAACGCCTCTGCCACTAACCGATGCCCAAGTTCCCGATTAACCTTTCCGCCAACTGAAAATTCGAACCAATCATATCCCCACGGGTGCCTGCGAGATTTCAAAATTCTACCTGGCGCCAAGCGCGTATGCCCATTTCGACACCGAACTTGAGAATCGACGCGTCTGATACGACCTTCGCTTGACGCCTCTACAACATTGTTGAAACGAGCAATCGGTTTCCATTCTTCCATTTCTACTACCTTCGATTCGGCTAAAAAGGACATACTATCGTCACCAATGACTTATGTCAAGGAAACGATTTCTACGCCCTCTGTCATCGCACTCTCAACGGTTCTTTTTACGCCATCAACACACATGAACTTCGATGCGCGATGCACTGTTTTCTTCGTACCGTCATCAAGCTCCACCTCGATATTTCCAAGCATCGCGCCAGCTACGAATTTACCTTTCTGCTCTGCCATTTCATCCTTTTGTTTTTTGCCAATGATCTTGCGGAGCTTATCGGCTTCAGCCATCGAGTAACCAGCCAAATCTCTCGCAGCTTGCATCACCTGTTCCTGATACACGATAACGCCGTAAGTGTCCTTTAACGCATTCTCTAAGTTCGGATGATCGTAGCTGATTGACTTGTAGCCTTGCTTGATCGCTACGAAGTCATCCATCAGACCAGAATCCATTGGGCCTGGACGATACAGTGCGGTTGCGGCGGTAATATCTTCGAACGTCAGGGCGCCGCCTTTTGCCAGATTGCGAAGCAGGTTTTTCATGCCTGACGATTCCAGTTGAAAAACTCCCGTTGTGTCACCTCTGGAAAAAGCATCCATTGTAAGTTTGTCATCCAATGGCAGCTTAAGATAATCTATCGTTATGCCGTGTCTTTCCTTCACATAGGTTCTACAAATGTCCAGAGTATCCAACGTCGATAATCCCAATAAGTCCATCTTGATTAGCCCGAAATCCTCGACAACCCGCTTGTCCCAGTTGACCACTGGCGACTCACCGCGCGTCTCCACGACCGCCCTCTCAATCAACGGTTTGCCCGCCACAATCACACCGGCTGCATGTTGTCCAAACGAACGCATGACCCCTTCGAGCTTGAGTGCATGCTTCCAGATTTCGGGGTTAGTGTCGCGAAACTTCTCAAGCTCTGGCACCACATTTGCAGACTCGGTGAGCGTGAAGGACTGACCGTGTTCTTTCGGCACCAGTTTCGTTGCCACCAAATCCAGCCCATTCATGCCGAATACGCGACCAGCATCACGTAATGCAGACGCCGAAGCCAGCGATGAATAGTTCGAAATGCCCGCGACATGATCCTTGCCGTATTTCTCGGTCAGATATTCGACAACAAGATGTCGCTTGGAACTCATGAAGTCGAGGTCGGCGTCGGGCAAGTCCAGACGCTCAGGATTGATGAAGCGCTCGAACAGCAAATTGAAGCGAATAGGATCAACGTCAGTTATGCCAAGCAGATATGCGACTAAACTACCGCCACTGCTCCCTCTTCCTGGACCCACGATCACATCATTATTTTTGGCCCACCTTACTAAATCTTCGACCAGAAGAAAGTAGCCGGAGAAGCCCATCTTCTTGAGAACTCCAAGTTCGTACTCCAGGCGCTCTTTGTAGACCGGCATGAGTGAAGCTGGCGGCAGATAACCG